ACCACGTGTCGCTTAAGACGCGTTATCTATTTGTTCTCACGACATCAAGGGTTCGACCCTTGATCCGTGAGGTTACGGTAGACATCCCTAAAACCATCTTTTCCAGGGATGGAGTGTGGTTGGACTTATAAGTCGAGACAGAATCTCAGCAAGAGCCGAGACTCTCACCTAGAACCTAGACAGACGTTTCACCGAGAGAGACTCGAAAGTCTCTTTAGATGACCGTTTCCGTCGAACGATTCCGGGTGGAGCCTTACGCTCTACGAATTTTGATACCTTTCTCCAGCGTTTTACCGATCGCGGTATTAGCACCTGCAAGATGTTAGCATTAGAGATTTCACTCTCTTCTGTTTCACGTCGAACAAGGTTAATCCGTGTCGGCACTAACGCTAAGATTGATAAACAAGATTCGATGAGACGAAGCGATTTCGCAAGATTTCGCTCTCTGTCCCAGGCTTTCCGGGCTTCACGTAGAGTCTCTCCTGCTTGGTTTATAGCCGAAATAAACTTAGAAATAAATCTAGGTCTAACGACGCTCTTAAACCAAGCGGTGTATTCACGTGTGAACTTGTCTCCCATAGGGTGTTCTTGGCGAGGTAGACTTTTCTTTCCACTATTGGGAATGAAAAGATTATCCACAACGCTTCGAACCCTTTTGAGAGCAGGGCCCAACACAGAGTCAACCACTTCCGACCAAATAAGTGTGAAGATTTTCTCTTCATCACTTACCCTTATCTTAGCCCTGGTCTTACCCGTCATAGTGACGGCTAAATACCAGTCTAAGAGTGAGGAAGCACCTCTCGGTGCCCCTGGTCTAAGAAGAAGGAGAAGAGTGGATGAAAGGATCCGAGGAAGACCGGTCAGCACCCTTGCGGGTGCCGCCGATGCAGCCTTGAAACCGACACCTATGTACCGCGCCACCTGATACAGAGGGATCTCTATACCAAGCTTTGCTTCGCAAGCAGCTAGGACTTCGGGTACGAACCCTGGTCCCAGCCACCCAACAGAAATACCAGCAAGAGAAAGAGGAGATACCTCCTTCCCTCGGTAGTAAAACCGTTTAGCGAACTCCAATGTCGAGTTCGAGGAAATAATTGACTTGTGAAAGCCAATCAAGACCCCAAACTCGGACATCAGATGCACATACTGGGCAGCGACATCATGATCACAGATCACAATGTCATCACCCAACACTGCATACCACGTGAACCAAGATCTATGTCCCACTCGCCAGGCGGCGAATTGGACTATAGCATGATGGGTCCATGCGAGCATCCCCCAAGAGGAGTAAGCCCCCATT